GCAGTAAACACAATCAACAAAATTCAAACTATGGCGAAAAAATATAAGGAGAATGAATAATGGCAAATTCAGTAATCTTAACAGGACGTATTACTAAAGACTTAGAACTTAAATCAGCAGGACAAACGCAAGTAACTAACTTCTCAATGGCAGTAGATAATCCGTTCAAAAGAGATGATGCATCATTTTTTGACATCGTGGCTTTTGGCAAGACGGCAGAGTTACTTAACAACTACTGCGGCAAAGGAAGCAAGATTTTAATTGAAGGTAATCTGAAACAAGATAGATTTCAAGACAAAGAAGGTAACAACCGTTCTGTAGTGCGTGTCATTGCTAACCGAGTTGAGTTTTTAGATAGTAAAGGGCAGTCAAATAACCAACCCAAACAACAACAAGGACAAGTGCAGGATAATCCATTTGAAAATAGTGATGACGAGTTTTCAGACCTGCCGTTCTGATTGGACGTGGTTATATGCCTTTAATTACAAACTACATCACTCAAGATGACGGCACAACAACTGTCGTCATCTCGGGTGTTGAATTGGGTGATAAGGAAACACTGTTACTTGATAACGGATTTGATGTAGAAGTTGATGTCAACGTCGTAGATCCGTTTCAAATCACCGGCAAACAACGCCGTAAGATATTCGCTTTAGTCAAAGATATAGAAGAACATACGGGCCAACCTATGGATTATATGAGGCATATGTTTATCGAATGTACAAGAACATATCATGGATATGACAACCCCATATCACTTAGTAATTGCACTCGAACACAAGCTTCACAAATCATCGACATCACATTGGATTGGGTGTTTGAGAACGGAATACCCCTCAGCTACAAAACAAGTGAATTATTAAAAGGGGATAAATCAAAACTCTACTGGTCAACAGTAAATAGAAACTGCGTTATATGTGGAAAACCTTATTCAGATTTAGCACATAGGTATGCAGTAGGACGTGGGCGTGACAGAACTAAGATAAATCATTACGGCAATCAAGTATTAGCGTTATGCCGTGAACATCACACAGAGCAGCACAAAATAGGAATGGATAGTTTTAACGATAAATATCACCTACACGACAGCTGGGTCGATGTGGATGAGCGACTTAATAAAATGTTGAAAGGAGAAAAGCCGTGAGTAAACTACTAATCGATGATTATCCGATACAAGTGTTACCTAAATTAGCTGAAGAAATAGGGCTAAATGAAGCGATAATCTTACAACAAATCCATTATTGGTTGAATAGCAGTAAGCATAATTACGATGGTAAGAAGTGGATATACAATTCTTACCCTAAATGGATAGAACAATTCCCGTTTTGGAGCGAAAGTACAATCAAACGAACTATCACAAGTTTAGAAAAACAAAATTTAGTACATGTAGGAAATTACAATAAGGCGGGGTTTGACAGAACTAAATGGTATTCAATAAATTATACAACGCTTAATAAATTGATGACCCGACCATCAGGTCAAAATGACCCGACGATGAGGTCAAATTGGCACGATGGAATAGGTCAAAATGACCCGACCAATACCATAGACTACACAGAGACTTCTTCAGAGACTAACAATAATAGCGCAACTGACGTTACGCAAGAGAGATTTGATGAATGGTGGAACTTATACAATAAAAAGATAGATAAGAAAAAAGCCTACAGCTTGTTTAAATCCACACTGAAAAAATATGACTTTGAAACTGTAATGAATGGTACACGTGAATATTTAAAAACAATTACAGACAAACAATATCAAAAGTACCCTAAAACATTTTTGGGGCAAGAAAGTTTCCTAAATAACTATGAAGATGAAATAAAACACACTAATAAAAGTAGTGGAGGCAATGTCCTTGATGAGCTTTTAAGGGAGGTATAAAAATGCCGATGACCAAACAAGAGGCGGTTACCATCCTAAAGATGATTGATGATGTATATATAATGGGATTCAGCAATAACAAAGCGAAAGCTGTAACTTGGATAAATATGTTGATGGATAAAGGGGATTACGAACCGACATTAAGAAAAACAAAATCTTACATCCAAAACAACAAATATAAACCTACAGTTGCTGATCTGATTGCATATAAACCTAAAGTATTTAATTATACGAAAATACCCGAAGAAGAAACAAAGGAATACCTTTTAAAAAACGATCCTGAATATCAAAAAGGTTTAGAAGAAGCGAGGGAACGTTGGCGTCGCATGAGGGAGGAGTTAGGCTTTGACACGGATAGATAGACTTGAGACTGAAAAAAGTCTAGTCTCCAACCTAATGCGTGATCCTCAACTGATAAGCAAACTGAAGTTGACGCCTGAAATGTTTGAGAACCAGTATACACGAAAGTTTATTGAGTATGTGCTAGATGTTGGTAAGGTTGACGTCAACGAAATTTATTACAAGTGTCGTAATGATAAAGACTTCATACCTACTAAAGTGTTGTCTGAAATATACAACTTTGACATTGCTGAAGTGTCTTACTTCATGAATGATCAACTCAATTTATTAAATGAGTACGTAGTAAATGAATCTGTTAACAAAGTGAATGAGTACTTACAACAACCAGATGAACAAAACCTAAAAGTGTTAACAGACGAGATAAATGCATTGCAAGAATTGAGTATTGAAAAAGCTAATCCTACCGATACGTTTTTAGAAGAAATTATGACGAATGTGTTGAGTGATAAACCTAGAGAGTTTATCAAGACGAAGTACAACAGTATTGACAACAAAATACTAGGGTTTGAGAAGTCACAACTCAATATATTAGCGGGTAGACCTTCAACTGGTAAAACGGCATTCGCTTTAAATATCATGTGGCGTATCGCACAACAAGGTTATCCGACTTCTTTCTTCAGTTTAGAAACTGGAGGGACGAACATAGGAGAACGCTTAATATCGATGATCACAAATATTCCATTAACTAAAATTAAGCAATCGGAAGGATTGTCTTTAGATGAAACAAATCAAATCATGGACGCTATTAATCAAATTAAACAACTATCCCACTTATCTATTCATGACGGTGCAGTCATCACGCCGAGGGATATTCGTGAGCAGGCAATGCAAGAGAGTGATAAACCACACGTTATATTCATTGACTACTTAACACTTATGAAATCTGATGTCCCGATGAAAGAAAGACGGTTAGAAGTTGAAAAGATTAGCCGTGATCTAAAAATAATCGCTAAAGAAACAGGGTGCGTCATTATTGCACTTGCTCAACTAAGCCGTGGGGTTGAATCTCGACAAGATAAACGTCCAATGATGAGCGATTTAAGAGAAACTGGCGGAATTGAGCAAGATGCACACTTCATCTTTATGCTTTATCGAGATGATTATTACGATAAAGATCTTGTAGATAACGAGACTGGAAAATCAGACATAGAAGTGAACGTTGTAAAAAATAAAGATGGCGAAACAGGTGTGATTCAAATGGAATTCTACAAAAAGAGTCAGAGGTTTTACTGATGACAATTGGAGAGATGCAAGACTTTTTAGGAGACCTCTACAGAGACACATATAAAGGCGATACGCTCATTCAAATCAATTTGGTACAAATGGGTTGGGCAATAGAAAGATTGCTTGATAGAGGGCAAATTACGCTGTTTGACGACTACGACAAAGTAAGTCACATCGTTTTTGATGAAATTAATTTTACGCAAAGGAGCAGACATGAAAGAAACTAGAATCGAAGTGTTTTATTTAGAAAATGATAGAAACCTAGGCAACCCAAAAGGGTCATCAAGACCTAGATTTAGTGGTGGTGGGCATACTTACATGCCTGCACCCTATGTTAAACACAAAAAGTTTGTAGCTAATCAATTACCAAACTTGATGATAGATAAGCCTATAAGACTGACGGTTGAGTTTTACTTCAAACCTAGCAAGTCGTGGCCGAAGTATAAAAAAGAGGCGTGTATCGGAAATCCTCACACTATAAAGCCTGATATTGATAATTTACTTAAAACGATATTAGATGCAGGTAACAAATTGTTATGGGTGGACGACACACTGATTTATGAAATCAGAACATTCAAAAAATACGCTGAGACTGCACGCACAGTATTAATAATTAATGAAATAGAAGGTGATTAACATGCATACATTAGCATTACATCGTAACGGAGAGAAACCAACAATAACGTCTCATGATGAGTTTGAGAAATCGAAAATGAAACAAGCGTATCAAAGATATAAATCTAAACGGAATGAAAAACCATGGTTAACTACAGTACCGCAATCCGTTAAGCCTAGCAGGGCGTACTATGATTTATGCAGATTTGCAGGTGTGCCAGTAAAACAGAAAGAAATCAAACGTTATGAGGCTAAACCGAAAGAAAAGAAGTTGCCTAAAATACCCGGTGATCATTCACGTGAATTCATTATTAATGGTTATGTGGTATCGGTCAGACAGTTAGCTAAATTATTAAATATGCGATACGAGGTTGTAAATAGCAAATTGCGTAACGGTGCAACTCCTGAAGAATTAATGGAGAAAAAGGGTGTGAAGTTATGAAAGTAAAAATACATGAATTAGACGAGAACGACAAAGTCTCTTTCTATGTAGACAACCAATGTTATGAAGGCAAAGTCACTGAACTTAAGTATAACTTCAAAGGCAAAGAGAACGCTGAAATTGAATTAGAAAATGGGTTTTATTATTACCTTACAGATGACGACGATTGGGAGGCTATTTATGACTAATAACGATATGGTTAACCAACCACCACATTATCAATTCGGTAAAATTAGTGCAAATGTGATTATTGAATTAGTTGGCAAGACGTATAAATCAGCTTCAGTTTTCTACCACGTAGGGAATGCATTGAAATACTTAATGAGAGCGCCTAGGAAGAATGGTTTAGAAGATTTGAAAAAAGCTAAGCAAAGCGTTGAATTTGCTATCGATTGTTGGGAGGTTAAGTAATGGGCGTACCAATGTATGAATATGTGGTTTACAAAGGCGACGAAGTGATTTGCGCTGGCACTAAAGATGAAGTTATGAAGAAGTTAGGCATAAACAAAAATAACCTTGATTCCATTGCTAATAATAGAACCAAAAGACGCGAAGCTGACGCTTACGAAAGGAATGGCTACAGTAAGCGAATGGTAGCTGTAAAAGTGAGTATAGCCGAACTACAGAAAGAATTGGGGGTGGTGTGATGAACACATTCCACTTATACAATGCAGGGGGAGAAAAGGTGCTTATTGTGCGTGAAACTTTCGGTGGCTACATCGTGATTGGTTTACCGAAAAGACAGTATAGCCATATTGACGGTTACTATCCAATTAATGAATTCAACGACTTTAAAGCTAGACATAACCTAATGTACGCAGAGGAGTTAGGCAGTCAGATTAGCATATTTGATATGTAGGGGAAGGAGATGATGGAATGAGTGATTTTATTACATTAGAAAAAACTGATTGGTACAAAAAGTTAATTCAAGAATGTGACTCGTACAAACAAGAACGTGACACACTCATCGAAGACATCGCAAAGTTACGTGCAGAACGGGACGAGTATAAACAGAAAATTATTTTTATTTCTAACCAATATTCTACTGAAATTGAACAAGCATTGAATAACAAAGACTTAAATGAAAGTTTGTTCTTGCTAGAAAAATTAAAAATGGATTTAGATGAGGTGTTTAAGAATGACACTAGATAAACAATTATACATCTTTAAAGCACGTGTATTACGTGTGATTGACGGTGACACTTTGGAGATGCGCATTGATCTTGGCTTCCGCACACATACGGTACGCAAGGTTAGATTGCTGGGGGTGGATACGCCTGAACGTGGCGAGTCTGGTTATAACGAAGCAAAAGCATTCACGACTAGCACAGTACTAGGTAAGGACGTGTACGTGCAGACGTATAAAGCTGATGCATTCGGTAGATACCTAGCTGATGTGTGGTATCAAGAGGGAGATAACGAATATAGGTTGAGTCATGAATTAACTGTACGTGGGTTAGTTAAGGAAGGCAGTAAATGGAATGAGGAGGACGAGTAGATGTCGACATGGATTCTTGTATCTACGATTGTCGTTTGTACATTAATGGAGTATTTCTTTCACCGTCGATTCAACAATAGACATATAGACAGATTGTGTACCTTTGTTTTTATGGCAATTGTTGGTGTACTAATCATTTATGCAGCTAGATTTGATGGTTTGCAAGGCTTGGCTTTTGTCGCAGCAATTTTAATTGCAAATGCAATATACGAAATTAGAAAACTTAATCTCACTAAGGAGGATAAATAGATGGATAAATTAATCAAACAAGTAGAACAGTGGAGCATTGATAAAGGATTACACAATGGAAACCCTGACAGACAAGCGCTGAAAGTGTGGGAGGAATCGGGAGAAATTGCAAAAGCTATGTCACGTAACCGTATAGAGGAATTAAAAGACGGTATAGGTGACACAGTAGTTACATTAATAATTTTGGCACAACAACACGGCTGGACATTAGAGGAGTGTTTACAATATGCGTATGACGAGATTAAAGACAGAACAGGCGAAACAAGAAATGGAACATTCATCAAATCTGACGACTTGTAGTAAAGATATACTACAAAAGGTTAAAGAAATATTAAACAAGGAGTGATCAAATGAAATATTTAAGAGTGGTATTACACACGCTGGTAACTATTTTAATTTATGAGGGTGCTAAGAAATTAATGAATGATATGTTGGAGGATAAGTAATGCACATATTAGTTATATTACTGTCACTTCTATCAATCGTATTACTCATTCACAATACGAGATTAAAGAAGAAAAACGAAATACTTAATTATGCGGTAAGCGTACTTGTTGGTCATGTATTTGACGAGAATGGAGAAGAATACGTTAAGAAGTTAATGAAGTAGGAGGAATAAACATAATGTTTTTAACTATTAAAGAAACTGCAGAACTTTTAAGATGTACAGAACATAATGTTTATAAATTAGCACGAAATAATGAAGTTCCAAGTGTAAAAGTAGGCGGTAAAGTCTTAATTCCTAAAGAGCAGTTGTTAAATAAGTTATTCGAAGGTAAGGATTGGAATTAGTGCATAACTATTTGTAATAAGTAATGGAGGTAACGAATGTACACGCCATCTGAAGTTAAACAATTGATTATGGATTATCACTGGATGCGTCGACTTATTGACCATCAGGTTTATGAATATGACAGTACATCTATTGGGCAGTATGGTATTGAATCGGCAATGCCAAAAGGTAAGGGCGAGACTGGAGATAAAGTACTGGTACGTGTGATACGTAATGATAAGGATAGACGTAAGACACAAGACTTAATAGACAAGGTATCGTTCATCGATGAGCACGAGCATCTTATTACTAATGATAAGAACTATCACATTTTGCAATTACTCAAACAAGGTGAGAGTTTCTCTCGAATAGAAGTATTGATGATGATGAGTAGAAAGAATATATACAATAGGTTAAATGACATCGTGAGTGTGTATATGAATCAACAATAGTTAAGGGTATAAATTACACACATTACACAGATTACACACTTTACACAGTATTATGTGTATCGAACTTTATTTATTATAATGGACTTGTCAATACTATATATACTTAAGTCACTGGCACTCGAGTTATCTCGGGTGCTCTTTTGTTTGCTTGTTATAAGCAGGAAGGATAGTGATCCAATATGTATCTAGACTAAGGAGCTTAACTCTTATGGATATTATTGACTATAACGAATATAAAGAACGTAAACGGTTCTATAACTCAAAGCATTGGCAACTTGTAAGAGAATATGTATTAAAGCGTGCTAACTATGAATGCGAGTGGTGCGCTGCAGAAGGAAAGGTAACAACAACCAACTTAGAAGTTGACCATATAGAAGAATTGCAGGATAGACCTGATTTGAAACTGGACCCTGATAACTTAAGAGTATTATGTAAGGCATGTCATAACAAAAGGCATACACGCTTTCAATACGGTGGCAATAAATTTATACCGAAAGAAACGAAATGGAAAGACGAGAAGTGGTGAAGTGTATCCCCCGGGTTGTTTCAATTGCACACAATTTTATATTCGGGAGAACGGCGAGTGGGCTCGACTGTGCAAGAATTCCGCAAAAACTCGCATATAACCGTATACCCCCTACCCCTACATGTAGAAAGGAGTGATATTATGAAAGTAAGCGACAACGATAAGAATGTAATAAAAGAACGTAAGCGTTTAGAGGCAATCTACAGCGATATCCCCTCAGAAAAGTTTAAAGTCGTCGAAGGTTTAATTATTCAAGCAGCACGATTACGTGTCATGCTCGATTACATGTGGAAGGATATTCAAGAGAATGGCGAATACAACTTATTCCAACAATCACAGAACCTTCCGTCTTATGAACGTGAACGTCCTGTTGCTCGACTTTACAACACACGCGATCAATCGTATCAACGTGTGATAAAACAACTCACTGACTTATTGCCGAAAGACAAAAAGCCAGTTGAAACAGATGAACCTGTTGATGATTACGTATGATTCATAACAAGTATGTGGATGAATATATTCAACAGTGGCGTGAGGGTAAGATAATATTCAATCAGGAACGTATCGACTTAATAAATTACTTAGAAAATGATGTACTGACCAAAGATAACATCCACTTTGAAGATGACAAGATTGAGAAGTGTATCAAGTTTATTGAAAAGTGGTACTTCCCGACAAGACCATTTCAACGCTTTATTATCGCATTCTTATTCCTGATGGACGATGAAGAAGAATCACCTTACTTTACAGAATTCGCTCTATTCATGGGACGTGGTGCAGGGAAAAACGGCTTTATCAGTGCAATTAGTGATTTCTTAACCACACCTATTCATGGTATTAAAAAATATGATATTTCTATTGTTGCGAATAGCGAAGAACAAGCCAAAACATCGTTTAATGAAGTTTACGACGTGTTACTTGAACATAAGCGCAATAAAACGGGAGAACGTCCGAAAGCACCATATGAAGTAAGTAAAACTGAAATAAAAAATCGTTCTACAGGTTCGATTATCCGATATAACACATCTAATACGAAAACCAAAGATGGTGGCCGTGAGGGGTGTGTTATTTTTGATGAAATCGCTATTTACGAAACGGCAGATATGGTTAACGTCAAACGTGGTGGTTTAGGTAAGGTTATTCATGATAGAACGTTTTATATTTCCACAGACGGATTTGTTCGTGAAGGATTTATGGATCAGATGAAAGAGCGAATCACTGAAGTACTAAAACGTAACAATCCAAATGACCGCATATTCCCATTTTATTGTAAGTTAGATGACCCTAAAGAAATTGATGACGAACAGATGTGGGAGAAATCAAATCCAATGTTACATCCTCCACTCACGGGTTATGCACGGAATTTAAAACGTAAGATTAAAGAGGAATATAACGTCCTTCATATCAACCGCTCAAACCGACCTGAATTCATGACGAAACGTATGAACTTACCTGAGGTTGACGAGGAGAAAGTTGTTGCGCCATGGGAAGAAATCCTTGCGACGAATCGTGAATTCCCTGAATTACGTGATAAAGCATGTATTGGCGGACTTGATTACGCATTAGTACGTGACTTCGCAAGTGTAGGATTGTTATTCCGTGACGGCGATGAGTATTACTGGCAAACACATTCATTCATACGTCGAGGATTCTTAGAAACAGTGCATCTTGAACCCCCAATTGAAGAATGGGCAGACAGAGGGTTGCTTACCATTGTGGATGACGATGTGATTGATATTCAATACATCGTTAATTGGTTTAAAACACAACAACAATACTATAACTTAACGAAAGTTGTATCGGATAACTTCCGTACGGATATTGTCCGACGTCCATTTGAAGACGCAGGCATACCTTTAGAGGTTATTAAGAATCCAACGGCTATACATGGTTTGCTTGCACCCCGTATTGATACGATGTTTGCGAAAAAACAAATTGTATTCGGTGACAATCCATTAATGCGGTGGTTTACAAACAACGTAGCGGTTAAGATGCAACCTGACGGAAGCAAAAAATATATTAAGAAAGATGAAGTAAGACGTAAAACAGACGGCTTCCACGCCATGTTACATGCATTGTATCGAGCAGATGAAATATTAGAGTATGACCAACCATTTATTATGCATGAGATTAACTTCTAACTAGGGAGGAGGTGGGAAAATGAGTATATTTGACAGGATTTTAGGACGCAACGAAGCCATTGAATTCAGTTATGATTTAGATTTAATCCGTGAAACGTCACATAAGGCGTACATTAAAAAATGGGCGTTAGATACTTGCGTTAACCACATTGCACGTACGATTAGTCAGACTAAATTTGAAATTAGTAACAGTGGTGCAAAAGAACTTAACTCAACCACACATTACAAATTGAATGTACGACCGAATACAGATGAATCTGCTGCAACGTTTTGGCAAAAGGTTGTTCGAAAACTAATTTTTGATAACGAAGTGCTAATTGTTGTAACAGATACAAAAGATTTAATAATTGCTGATGACTTTTCAAGAGAACATTACGCATTATATGACGATGTATTTTCTGATGTGGTTGTGAATGATTTTAAATTCGAACGTAACTTCTTAATGGGCGAAGTGATTTACCTAGAATACAACAATGAGGCTATAGAGAATTTACTCTATGGCTTATTTAGCGATTATGGGGACATATTCGGGCGTTTGATACGTTCTAATTTAATGAATAATCAGATACGAGCAACGCTGGGAATGGATGCGAATATGCAAATTACTCAACAAACGCAAGAAAATATTCAGAGTTTCATTAACCAAGCATATGACGCGTTCAGTAAAAACGATGTGGCTATTGTCCCTGTACAAAAAGGTTACCAATATACTGAACACACTCGTGACAACACGTCAGGTAAGTCACAAATTGAAGAAATGGCGAAGATACCTGACCAACTTCTTAGTTATGTCGCGCGTAACTTAGGTATTCCAGTGGGGTTAATCAATGGAGATACCGCTGACATTGAAGCGATGACCGACAACTACATGAAGTTCTGTATCAATCCGATTATTGAGAAGATTACAGACGAATTGAATGCGAAGTTATTTAGTGAACGTGGTTACAAAGAAGGAAAACGTATCAAAGCAATTTCAATTGATGCGTATGATCCAATTGAAAAAGCAGAAGCAGTTGATAAGTTAGTCGCGAGTGGTGCATTTAACCGTGATGAAATTCGTGAGCTTATGGGATTTGACGCAACAGGAGAAGAAGAAATGCAGAAATTTCTTATTACGAAGAACTATCAAACTGTGGATGAGATGACATCAGAGGGAGGTGATACTAATGAACAAACAGTACTTTAATATCGCTAAAATTAATGACAGTGTTGGCGAAATTGATATCTACGGTGAAATCATTGATGAATCTTGGCGTATGAGCGATACAGAAACAAGCGCACCATCGTTTAAAGATGCGCTAAAAGAATTAAAAGATGTTAAGCAAATTACAGTCAACATCAATAGTGGTGGTGGAGATGTATTCTCGGGTGTAGCCATCCACAATATGCTTAAAAGTCACAAAGCTCACGTTACAGTCAAGATTGATGGTTTAGCAGCGTCAATTGCATCAGTTATTGCAATGGCAGGCGATAAAGTTATCATCCCTAGGAATGCTATGCTCATGATTCACAATGCATGGACGTTTGCAGTAGGTAATGCAAGTGATTTACGAAAACAAGCCGAAGACTTAGAGAAAATCAACAGTGTGGTTATCAATTCTTATTTAGATAAGAATCCTGAAATTGATGAAGATAAATTACGTTCATTGATGGATGAAGAAACATGGTTGACTGCGCAAGAAGCGAAAGACTTTGGACTTGTGGATGAGATTGCAGAACCTAAAAAAGCGGCTGCAAACATCACTAAAAGTCAAATAGAAAGGTATGATAACGTGCCATCAAAATTCAAAAATGAAGAATCTACGGTTGAAACACCTAAAGAAACTAAGCAAGAAGTAACAGCTGATGATGTTATGTCAGCTTTAGACGAAATTAAATCTGATGTAAAAGCTATCTTAGAACATGTATCTAAAGATGAAACACCAAAAGAAGATGAAGAGATTGATGCTTCACAAGCACAAAGTAGCTTTGCACGGTTATTTAATATGAAACAGTATTAAAGGAGGCCAAACTTATGGCAATTAATTTAGAAAACAAAGAACAATTTCAAAATTCACAAAAGTTATTAGCGGAATTTTCGAATATGGATTCTAACGCTTCTGACGAACAGGTTAAAGAAAAATATACAGAATATATGAATGCATATTCATCTGAACTTGCAGAGGCTATTCGAAATGATATTCGAAAAGAACAGGGCGATAACGCTGTTTTAAATGGACGTAATGTAAATCGTTTAACAACAGAAGAAAAGAAATTTTATAACGCATTAGTTTCAGAAGACCATGTGAATACTGATACTAAATGGAAAGACACAGAACTATTACCGGAAACAATCATTGATCGTATTTTCGATGATATTGAAACAGAAAAACCATTGCTTAAACATATTAATATTCAACGTACCGGACTAAAAGCACGTGTTATTCGTTCTGTTCCTGAAGGGCAAGTTGTATGGGGTAAAATCTTTGATGAAATCCGTGGCCAATTGGAAGCTACATTCTTCGAACAAGATGTAACATTAGGTAAAGCCACTTGTTTTGTAGTAGTGCCCAAAGATTTAAAAGATGCAGGTGTACAATGGGTTGACCGTTATGTACGCACTCAAATTAAAGAAGCTTTCGCAGTTGCTATCGAAAAAACAGCAATCAACGGGCAAGGTGCAGCGCGTAACGAACCTGTAGGATTAATGAAAGAGATTAACCGTACAAACAATGCTGTATCAGATAAAACGGTTGCGGGTACTTTAACTTTATCTGACCCTAAAAAGTCAATTGCTGAAATCGGTATGGTGATTAAAAATTTATCTATCAAAGAATATTACGACAAAGAAGGTAATGTTAAACGCTCTAAAGGTGCAAATGTTACAAATAATGTAGTCGTTGTATTAAACCCAGCAGATTATATTTACGCGAAAATCGCGTTTACAATTCCGATGCCTAATGGTCAATATGCAAGCCCTATTCCGTTTAATGTGACTTTCGAACAATCTGAATTTGTACCACAAGGGAAAGCAGTGGCTTTTGATAAAACACGTTATCACTTTTATGCGGGTAGTGAAGTTATCTTGCGCACATTCGACCAAACATTAGCGTTAGAAGATATGGATTTATATACAGCAAAGCAATTTCTATACGCTGAGCCAGATGATAACAAAACGTCATTTGTATATAATGTTGACTTTTCAAGCCATGGAGCGCCAGAACCTGATAGCTTAGAAGACGAGCCTTCATTATAATTAAGGAGGGTTTATAATGGCCAAATTCAAAGTGTTAAAAAATTTCTTTGATAAGGAAAATAAAAAAAGTCTCAAACAAGGCGATATTATTGATATTACAGTAAAAAGAAGTGAAGAAATTGAGAAAAACGCTCTTCAACAAGAACATGAGGGCCCTTTTCTAGAACGTATTAAAGAAAAGAAGTGATATAAATGATTACTTCAGATTTAATTCAGGATTTCAAAGCACGTAATCGTATTTTTTATAACATTGAAGATGAACGTATTAAACGAGATCTCGAATTGTCTTACGAAGATATCAAATCAAAGTGTGGAGAATTCGACATTTCAGTACCTTCCTTAGGTCGTGAATTAGTCCTTGAGCGCACAAGATATGTATTCAATGACAAGCTAGAAGAATTTAGCGATAACTTTCTTTCTAGCATAGTCCAGTTTCAAATTATGAATATGGAGGTATACGACGATGGCACAATCACGTAGACAGTTTGTAACAGGTGGCGATATGCGTACACCTGTTATTTTCTACACTGCACATACGACTGATGACTTCATGCCTGGCGAAACAACGGTTGAATATTATCGTTGCTTTGCCGACGTATATCCACCGTCAATGAAAGATTTGGAAAGAGACAATGAGGCGAGTATTATAATGGTGACGTGGCATCCACAGAATGATAAACCGATTACAACAGAAATGTATTTCGAGATTGCATTACCACAATATGAAGGTAAGCAATACAATATCATCAATGTGGAAGATGATACCAATAATCACTACAATATTAAAATTATTGGGAAGCGTAAATCATGAGCGTGAAGATTGAAGGTACCAATAATATGTTACGTCAGATTCGCGAAGAATATGGCGAGGGTAAAATGCTTAAAGCGCAGGATAAAGCGTTGCGTCTAGGTTCTAAATACTTCAAAAGTGTAATGCAAAGTAACTTTCAAGTCTTTAAAGATACAGGAGCGTCTATTGCAGAAATGACACTGACTGAACCTTACACACTGCATGGACGTGTACGTACGGTTAAATTGCATTGGGAGGGGCCGATGAGTCGTCAATCTATTATCCACTTAAATGAATACGGAACAGTGCGTAATGCAAATCCACGCGGTAAGGGTGTTATTATGCGTACGATGTTCACCACAGAAAAGCCATACCGTGAAATTATAAAGGAATCATTGCGAGGTGACTTATAATGTTTGACATGTTGAAAACGTTAAAAAAATATTTGTATAAAAACCCAACAATTACTCAACATTGTAATGGTCGCATTCGTGCATTCCATTATGATGAAACGGCAGACACATCTAATACGTATATATTGATTGACCCTATCATCGCCCCTCAACCAGATACGTTTGGGAGTGATACAAACCTTACGACTGAATACATTTATCAGATTGACGTAAGAGGACCTAATTACGACACTGTAAAGTTGGTACAAGAAGCGATTCGTCAAACAATGTGGAGTATTGGTTTTTACCAACAAGACGGTATAGATCAATATGACGCCGAAATACGATTATATTTGGACGCCCGTCGGTATCGTGGGAATCCATACACAATTGATGAACTTAGGCATATAGATAAAGATTTAAATGAATAACGCTAGCCTTTCGTAAGCAACGGAGGGCTATTTTTATGCGTAAAATTAAGGAGGAATTATAAATGGGTAGATATAATGCTGCAACAGGTTTAGGTAAATTATATTATGCAGTTTTAACTGAAGAACAAAATGGTACAGTAACAACTTCAGGAATCAAAGAGGTTGATTATGTGCAAGAAATGTCAATCGAATTCGGAGAAGAATTAGAGAGAGCGTATGGTTCAAACAAAGTAGCAGAGATTGCGAAATCTGCAGGGGATACACAATTATCACTTACTTTCCACAAATTGCCGATTGATGTTCAAAAAGACTTATTAGGTTTAATTGAACATGAATCAGCGCAAAACGTTTATGGATTTGGTAAATCAACAGGTATCACTTATACTGCAGTTGCGATTCCACGTACAATGGAAGACGGTTCAATGGAATGGTTTGGTCTTTCAAAAGGTGTATTCACTCGTCCTAACAAAGAAGGTAAGACAAAAGAAGACGGCGTGGAATTTGGTTCAGATGAAATTGAAGGTCAATTCATGGAACGTAAAGTAGAAGGATTTGACGAAGAATTAGCGGTTATGATGTCTTATGACCCTAAAGGTTCTACTGAAGGCCGTGACGCCGTATTCCAATCAATGTTTGGAAAAGGTTTCGACACAGTACAAACAGGTTCTTTTAATGAAGCAGAAGATGTAAAGGTTAACGCCATTACTATCGAGCCATCTTCTGCACAAGTAGCCATCGATAGTACAGTTCAGTTAAATGCTACAGTTCAACCAACTAACGCGACTAACAAAGGTGTAACTTATAGTACACAAGATACACAATACGCATCAGTTGATGCAGACACTGGTGTTGTAACTGGTGTTTCTGCAGGAACAGCTACAATCACAGCAACAGCTAAAGACGGTAGTGGTGTAACTGGCACAGCAACTGTTACAGTAACTGGTTAATATTTTAGGGGGCTAGGGTAAAATCCTGGCCTCATTTTTATATACAAAATTAAACGGTCGAATAGAAAACCCGTTGAAAAGGAGATAATTAATTATGGCAAAAGCATTAGTATTAAATATCAATGGTGAAGAAAAGAAATTCTACAAAAAAGGGAGTTTCACAGGACGTCAAGCACGTAAAGGTACACGTTTAGCGATGACAATGAGTGCTTATGCTAGTAAAACGGCAGAAATGACACTTGAAGAAGTAGAAAAATTCGATGAAACCTTAGATCAAATTGAAAAAATGGTAGTTGAAGATTTATATGATAATCAATTCACTGCAGAGGAATTACAAGATGGTATTGATGGTGATAAATACTTCGAAACAATTATCGGCGAAGTTAGCGGTTCAAGCGAGGACATGGGAAAGAAATAGATGACTCTAGTCTCAGTAGTGAAGAACTAACTTTCGAACAACTATCTAAGAGTATCGACAAAATTTATCAAGAGCTTCTTGAGAATGGTTGGAAGATGAATGAAATAGATGATACGGAAATCTTCGAACTTCTAAGAATATTAAATGCTAAAAATCAGAAAGATTCCAAAGTTAAGAAAGTTGGCAAAAACGAGTCATTAATCGGTGCAATTACAGGCAAGGACCCTAGAGCTACTGGTTAGTGGCTCTTTTTTTGTATCTAAATTTAAAAAGAAAGGAGAGTGAATGTATGGCAGGAGATATTAAAGGCTTTACGATAGACCTCGGGCTTGACACATCAGATATCGACAGAGGTATGGCTAATTTGCAACGTAAACTTAAAACAGCTGATGCACAAATGAAAGCTAATTTATCCACATTCGACAAAGCAGAAGATTCTGTTGATAAATACGGATCTAAAATTGAAGGTTTAAATAAAAAGTTGAACCAACAAGGGCGTATTGTGGACGAGTCTAAACGTAAACTTGAAACTTTAAAAAATGCTCAAAGTCAGTCAATTAAAAAATTACAACAAGCAGAAATTGCTGTAGGAAAAGCCAATCGTAAGTATGAAGATTTAGCTGATACGTATAACAAACTTGAAAATGAAATGAAACAGTATTCTACAAATGTTAAAAATGCACAGAACGCTCAAAAACAAATGCAGAATACAGTTACACGATTGAATGCTGAAATGCGTAATGCAAAATCAGTTGTTGACGGTTTACAGAATGAATATGATCAGTTGAATGAATCAGGCGAGGCTACAGATGCAGAATTAAAAGCACTTAATGCAAGACTTACACAAGCTAAAACAAATTATAATCAGTTAGCTAACGCAGTTGATAACGCTAAACGAGATTTAAATGAATCTAAAATCGCTACTTCTCAAGCTAAAGAAGAATTACAAAAGTTTAGCGACGCAAATAGTGAAGCAATGGTTAATGCTAAAACAGCAATGCAAGTTGCTAAGAAAGAAGCAAGTAATGCAGAACGTTCATATGCTGCATTAAATCGAGAAGTTGCTCAATTACCTGCAAAATTAGACAAAGCAGAGGCTGAAGTTTATCAACAAATTCTCGCTTATAATAAGTTAGAAAGTCAAATCGATGAAACAACTGATGAATTAGAAGCGTTTCATCGCGAGCAAAATAAATTTTTTGGCTTAGGTCCAGCTATTTCTGCTATGAGTCAACGTTACGAAGAAATTAACGCCAAAGTCAACCGTATAGGAAATAGCTTCCGTAATGTTGGTTATGTTATTCAAGGAATAACGTTTGGAACATTGATTTCAAATATATCAGCAATCATTCCAGTAGCGGGCGGCGCAGTAAGTGCTATTGTAGGTATTGGAGGTGCTGCAACTGCAGCTGCAGGTGGTGCTATCGGTCTAGGCGGTGCATACGGCGTAGCACTAGGAAGTATTATGGCGTTCACTGGTCAAGCGACTACAGCGTTGCAAATGCTTGAAGATGGCCAAATGCGCATAACAAGTCAAGTCCGTAATTATCAAAGTGCTTTAAGTGGTTTACAGAATCAATGGAAAGGACTTGTACAAGCTAATCAAGCTGCAATATTTAACACAATGACAAATGGTATTAATATTGCCCGGTTAGCATTGACACGTTTAACTCCAGCAATCACAACCACAACAAATATGATCGCCCGTGCTTCTGGCGAAATGCGTAATTGGGTTAAATCGTCTGAAAATGCCAATAATGCATTCAAACTCAGCAATAATATAGGTCCACCTATATTCCAAAATCTACTGAATGCAGGTATGCGCGTTACTGATGGATTAACACATATGTTCACACAATTCGGGCCACTCTTTACATGGGTAGGTCAAGGTATTGAGAACCTAGCTAGCAAGTTCAATGCGTGGGCAAATAGTGCGAGTACAGATAATGGTATCGCTAAATTCATTGAATACACGAAAGTCAATCTTCCAATTGTCGGCAGAATATTCGGCAATGTATTTAGTGGTATTATCAGTTTGTTTACAGCCTTTAGTGGTCATTCCCACAATGTGCTTGTCGGTATGGAAGCCGTAACCCAATCATTTAAAAATTGGGCTGCAAACTTAAAAAATACGGAAGGATTTAAAAATTTCCTTCAGTATCTTGAAACGAATGGTCCAATCGTGTGGCAATTGCTTAAGAACATAGGTAGCATTATAGTCGGTATAGTAAGAGGGATGGCCCCTATTGGCGCTGTAGTTTTAAGAATAACTACTGCAATCACGGGTTTTATTGCGAAAGTTGCAAATAGTAGTCCTATACTTGGTGGCTTTTTGGGCGTCTTGACAATGGTTGGGGGAGCATTAATGGCAATCATTCCTCAACTTGCCTTGTTTAGTGCTGCAATCGGAGGGATTAGTAAAATAGCTAGCATTGCAGGTTTAGCAATGAGAGGTTTAGGAGTAGCTTTTACATTTATTACTGGTCCAATCGGTATTGCAGTTGCGGCTATTGCGGCAGTAAGCGCTGCATTAATTTATCTGTACAAAAATAATGAAACATTTAGAAATGCTGTTAACCAAACATGGAATACAATAAAGGTTACTGCCATTGCAGTTTTTGGGTTTTTAAAACCGTATATTATTAATATTTGGAATGCGATAAAAAATGCAACTCAAGTTGCGTGGACTGCTATTAAATTTGCAGTAACGAATCCTATGCTAGCTATGAAATCGATTTTAGGAGCAATAATTAACGGGATTAAATCCACTGTTATTCAGACATGGAATATCATAAAATCTTTTACTATAGTTGTTTGGAATTCAATTAAAAATGCGGTTGTAAATTCGGCACGAGCGATTTGGAATGGAATTAAGTCTGCGTTCAATTCATCTTGGGCATTTATCCGATCTATATTTACTGCTATTCGTAATTTCATCGTCAACGTATGGACGGCAATTAAAAATAGAACACTTGCGATAATTCGGAGCATGGTTGCCGTAGTTAAGGCAATATTCAACAATTTTTCCGCCGTAACACGTCGATTATTCAGTTCATTGCGTTCGTTCTTTTCTACAGTTTGGAATGCGATTAAAAATACAACAATACGGGTTGTCCGTACGTTGTGGAATACAGTTAAAGGCATATGGAATACTTTTTCTTCTGTGACTCGTAAAATTTTCAACAATTTGCGTTCATTCTTCTCATCTGTGTGGAATTCGATCAAAAATACCGTTGTGAGAATTATACGTAGTTTATGGAATACTGTTAAAGGGATTTGGAACACGTTCTCATCAGTTACACGTCGCATATTCAATAATGTAAAATCATTTTTGATTAACTTATGGAATCATATAAAAAGCAAAGTCACTTCGACTGTGCGTAGCTTATGGAACTCTGTACGTAATACGTTTAACAGTTTATTTAATGGAACACGCAACATATTTAATAAAGTTCGTAATTATGTAATTAACACTTGGTCAAATATAAAATCACGCGTAGTCAATATAGTAAGCACTTTGTGGAATAATGTACGTCGTATATTCAACAACATGAAAAACGGACTAGCCAATATTATTAGCAAAATTAAAAGTCATATTGGTGGAATGGTTAACGCCATTAAGAAAGGTTTGAATGGATTAATTGACGGTTTAAACTGGGTAGGTTCTAAATTAAGCTTACCTAAAATACCTAAATTATCTACAGGTACACAAAAAATTAACCGCCATATTACCACTACATCAGACGGCCGTTTAAAACAAGGTACAATGGCAGTTGTGGGAGATAAAGGTCCTGGTAACGGTAGTGGTGTTGATGGTCGTCGTGAATTAATTCAATATCCTAACGGACGTACTGCTTTAACCCCTGCGAAAGATACAACGACATTCTTGCCTAAAGGGTCACGTGTGATTAGTGGCGGAATGCGACAACAGATGTTATCCACTGGTACATTACCAAGATTAAATGGTGGCTCATGGTTTGGGGAAGCAAGTAATTGGCTATCTGACAAAGCAAGTTTCATCGGAGGAAAAGTCAAAGATGTAGGTAAATGGTTATCTGATAAAATCGGGGACGTTATGGATTATATGGATAATCCAGGTAAACTGTTCAACAAAGTAATGTCACTTATGGGCGTAAACTTTTCTTCATTAACAAAAGGTATGGGTATCGTTGGAGATATAACAATGGGTGCTTGGAAGAATATCAAAAAAGCAGCTATTAAATGGATAAAAGAAGGTCTTGAATCCATGAATGGTGGAGACGGTGGCGTATTAGATATGAGTAAATTACGTTACTACTACGGTCATACTGCTGCTTATACACGTGAAACTGGCCGACCATTCCATGAAGGATTGGACTTTGATTATATTTATGAGCCTTTACCATCAACTATTAATGGTACAGCACAAGTTATGCCATTTATGCATGGTGGATATGGTAATTGGGTCAAAATCGTACAAGGTGCTTTAGAGGTAATTTACGCCCATTTATCTAAACATAAACTTAAAACAGGTCAGAAAGTTAAAATTGGTGATATTGTAGGTATTTCTGGTGACACTGGATTCAGTACGGGACCTCATTTGCATTATGAAATGAGGAGAAACGGACGACATTTCAATCCACTGCCTTGGTTGAAGAAAAACAACGGTGGAGGTAAAACTAAAGGTGGTTGGGCTGGTAACATTAGACGTGCAGCTAGTCGAATGAAAGTTAGAGTATCAAACAGTGATGTACAAGACATATTAAAGCTTATACAAACTGAATCAGGTGGTCGTGAAAGTATTATTCAACAAATTGTTGACAGAAATACAGGTGCTAACCGTGCACGAGGGTTACTACAATATACACCGGGTACGTTTGCTGGTTATAAAGTTAAAGGTGCAGGTAACATTATGAGCGGTATGCACCAATTGCTTGCATTCTTCAATAATAGCAATTGGCGTCGAGACTTATCCGCATGGAAAAGTCGTATGGCAAGAGGTATTACTGGTTGGGGACCTTCAGGTTCAAGACGTTTCGCTACTGGAGGACTTATCAAAAACGCTGGTTGGTACAACATTGCAGAGGGTGGTTATCCTGAATGGGTAATTCCAACTGATCCATCACGACGTAGTGATGCTATGAAGTTGTTAGCGCTTGCCGCACAAGATATCAATCGTGGTAAACAATCAGGTAATAAACGTCCTGGACAATTACCGAATGTAAATCGTGGTGTTTCGGACAATACAGCACTATTACTTAAAATGATTGAAAACCAACAAGCGCAAATTAACCAACAACAAGCACAAATGAAAGTATTAATGGAAATCGCTGCGAAAGAATTAATCGTTGACGAGTCATCGATGGAACGTATGCATAATAGACATCAAGACAAACGTGAACGCAACATTTCACGTAAACAAAGATTTAATGCAGGAGGTGTATTGGCTTAATGAACGATACAGTAATAGTAAATGATAAAACACTTCCGTGGTTATTTATTGAAAGAGGGTTTAAGATACCCTCTTTTAATTTTGAGGTAAAAACTGAAGAAGTGCCCGGTAGAAGTGGTTCAGTTTATCAAGGGCGAGAGTTGAAACAATACGAATTTGAATTACCAATGATTATCCATAATGACTATTTATCACACAGTGGTATAAAGTCACATGATGACATATTGAATGAGTTGGTTAAATTCTTTAACTATGATAAACAAGTTAAACTTCAATTTAAATCAAAACAATGGTATTGGAATGCATATTTTGAAGGTCCAATCGAATTATTTAGTAAAACTGAAAATAGTATCAATATTGTTAATTTGAAAGTCGTTTTAACTGACCCTTACAAGTATTCAGCTGAAGGTAGTAAGAATACTGCAATTAGTGATTCAGTAAGTGTGGTTAATGCAGGTACGGCAGATACACCACTAGTTGTAGAAGCAAGGGCATTAAAAGACAGCACAAATTTTTTAATTGCTAAAGGCGAACAAGACTATTTTATGATTGGTAAGTCGGAAGATGCGTATCGTGTAAATAAGGACATTGAACCTTTTAGGTTTAACGATGAATTTAACACTGTAGGATTGAAAAACTGGGCATATATGCCTAACGACACCACATTTGGTAACTTGCCTGACGGTGGTGACGCCATGGGCGGTAAATTCGCATTATCTGATTTGAAAGAAAGTATTTATCCCTCTGAATGGGGTAACAATACTAAAACAAACTGGCACGGTGCAGCGCTTTATAAATCATTGGGAAGTTCGGTTCAAGATTTCAGAATTCGTTTTAAAGTGATTTTAAGACAACACGCTGGCGTGGGACCCGGGAAAGCTGTTGCATATGTTGTTGATGAGAACAATAGAACGATGTTTAGTATAACTTATGTAAATACTGCAGTTGATAAAAATGAAAGTAGTATTATTGTTTATGCCTATAATGAACATGGTGAGGCAAGACGTATTTATAACAGGTTAATTCCTTTTAAATACCACAGAGCAAAGAATGCACATGTATTTATGTATTTAGAGCGTAAAGGTCAAGATATTAAAATTACCAACTTCAGATACG